CTCTCATCTATTATTATATACGTGTTAAGCATTTTGATCCAAGTATGTACCTAGAAACAAAATTTTGCAAAACACAAAAACTAGCTACAATATTTGAATAATTTGAATAATTATACATAAATAACGACTTCAAGTCAGGTCCTTTCGGAATCCCTACCCAACAAACATTAAGCATGTTCTTCGCCCCGCTGGGCGCACACTTAATGTTTGAGCCCCTGCGTCGCACTTCCTGTCCGCGGGGACACGCCCAGGAAGGTGTTATAAAACACAATTAAGGTGAGGGCACGCTCCCTGTTTCAGGGGTGCTCTGCTCATCTTCTTTTTCTTGTTCTTTTTCATCATGTGTAGAGGGCACGCTCCGTTCTCGGGTGCTCTGCTCTTCAACATAATGTGACATGCATTTATCGCCGCAGTCTAGCGTTAATTTTTCGTCTTCTCTGATGTTATTGTCATGCCATCTCTCAAAAAGCTCATCGAACGAATATCCTTTAAGCACTTCATCTCGACCATCTTGTGACCAATACCTTTGGAGTTTTGTAAAGACTTGATTGTGTGCATGTGGTCCATGGTACATCATTTCAATTAACACGCTCTGAGTTGCACTCAACATGTGTCTATTAATATTACCTGGGTTCCTGCACTTAGTCCAGTTCACAATGTTCTCAATCAATGTTCTGTCCAAAGCTCCAACATCGTATTTTTCATCGCCTACTTCAATTGTTGAAAACTTCCTCCCTAAGAATGTTGCATCCTCGAGTCTAACAAAAGGCACAGACACCACTTTCTTTAAACCATCAGTGTATTTCAATCCAATTGTTTTGAAAAATTTTGCGAGAGACAAATTGTTGAACATTTCTGTAACAGCTGGGTTAACTGAACATATGAGGTCATCCCCATATATTACAACGTCAGCATATGCTTCGAAAGTTTCAACACTTTGTGCATCGCCCATTTCCAAATTTCCGATTTTCTTGCTTTCTCCATACCAGTCTTCAACCAATGCACACCATGCGATATAAAGATATTGCCACATTGCGCAAGTGTTAACAATTGTCGTAATTCCAAGGCCCGATGGGCTCGATGCCTTAGTTTTATAAACTGTATTGTAAGCCACTTTAACAGATGTGACTGCTTCTTTACATAGCACGTTGCGCACAGCATTAGCTTGGTTGCTACGTTCGTCAGCAAAACTGTCATACCAATGATTGATGGCTTGCCACACATTCTCACAAATCACGGGCGGCAATGTTGGTCCGAAAGCGGACACGTCTCCTGCAATGATGTTATCTTTCCAGCGCAACTTGTCTACTAATCTAATCCAATCGAATCCGAGGCAATTCATTCCAACTGCTGAAAAACTTTTCAAGTTATTTTCGTAGAAAGCTGAACTAAAATCAAGGGTGTATTTCCGAACAGCATGTGTGTATTCGGTGGGCGAACAATCCACTTCACGCGGACTATCAACCTTCGCCTCAGATTTTAATTCATCTTTCAAAACAACTTGGAAAGCAGTTGGGGGACACTCACCCCGGAACCTCATTGCCATGTTTCTCTCATGTAGATCCACGACAATGGTGTTCCAGAACAAGTTCTTCCCACAACGCTTATACGTGTCTTTCTTAGCTGGGAAAAGCTCGCGTAAAGGAATTCCATTAGCTGAACTTGCAATTTGTGGTCTCATGAATTCCATTCCAATAACTCCGTCTATACATTCTGTTGTTGTTCTGGATTGTTTGACATTGAATACTGGTTTGTATTTCAAGATGGCATGTTTTAAACCACTTCTCGCTTTGTTTGTCCACTTTGGTGGAATTACGACAGTGTCTGCGTTCTTATTAATTGCTTCTTCCATTTTGACAATTCCAGGGAAAGCTTCTCCATAAGTTTTGAAGTTAACGGGTTTCTTACCGTCTGTTGTTAAAACTCCAAACATTGGTGATGGTCTCAATTCTGTGAATGTTACGTGTCGAATCGGTTCTTTTAATGACGCTTGAACTGAAATGTATGGTTTGAGCGCCAGCATTGGTTCGACCTTAGTTGTTGTGTCAAAATCTTCTGCATAGAGATAGTTAAGATCAACTACTTCACTCTCTTTTACGCCATCAACACCTAAAAGGTCTTGAAGGCATTCTCGTGTGATGCATTGAGCAAAGCCATTTCTCTGGAAAATTTTGCTGGGTCCTGAACAAACGTGGAAACCTATGATTTGTTTGTGAATGTTATCAATCAAGGCGGACATACATCCACCATTGTACAATTCATAGTCAACACCAACGGTGTTAAAATCATATTCCCACCCAGAAATGAAACGTGGCCCCTCATTGTAATAACAAGTATGAAACGTCTCAGTTATAGGCAGGCCCATGATTGTTCTCAAACTACGCGCATCTTCATACTGAACACGTTGTGGAACAACATCTCGTTCAAGTTCGTCTTCGGTGATGAAGTGGCAAACAATATTTCGTTTTGGTGAAATAAAATTTTGGAAGTTAATCATAACTATGTCAGCATACTTTTGTTCACCTTCATAGTCCATGGTCAACTTCTTGGTTTCTATTTCATCAAAAGGAATTACTTTTCCACCATCAACTGTGCAAGATCCCGCCTTGGCAAATTCTTCAAACCAATGCATGGTTGTTAAAACATTAGTTCCAGCGACTGCAACTCCGCGTGTGGTGTATCCTTTCGCATCAAGATGAACAACGTTCTTCCGGTAAATGGCAGCCACATCGAACTCAGAGTTTCCAGTGTAAGCACGCATGTATTTTCTCGTTCTTTTCGCTTCTTTTTGTTGGACTCTCCTTTGTGCAAGCATTCGACGCCTATCTGTTTCATAATCGGCGTTAGCACCAGCATTACCTCTCGCTGGAAACATTAAATTGTAAAGCCAATTTAACATTTTCAGCGCATAGATGATGCTGGTGACAATTCCTATGGCCCACACAATTGCTTTCGTGATGTCAAATATAGCAAGCTCTTGATCTGTTTTCGCTCCATTGTAGCCATGTTTGATATTTCGCGCCATTAGCTGGTTGATGTAAATGGGATCCTGTGAACAAGAATTGCACATGATTTTGCAAGCTGTTAATCCGTCGTGTTTGTTGGATGCGTCTTCAAAATAAACATACCTTCCAGATTGGAAAGCGAATTCTTCTGTACGACGTAACCAATCTGGGTTACTGCAAACGCACGCACAATTCAAGGAACATCCGTATTTGGCTTCAATAGATGATTTGTCCATTGTTGCCATACACTCGTCACATTCAATGAGATACTTAACCCCATTAACGAGGAAAAATCCGTTTCTGCATTCAACTGTGCTGATCTTTTCTTCTTCCTTATCGTCGCTGTCTGATGTCACCTTCACGTCTTTCACATCCTCTTTCGGGTCCGTTCCTTTGCTCGTAGATGGTTCTTCTTTGGCTGCGTCAGGTGATTCTCCTTCCACAACAATTTGTTCCACAGCATCTTCAAACTGATCTTCATTAACTTCGCCGGTTGGTATTCGAAAAATGGATAAATAATTTTCCATAACTTTCTTTTGGCGTTCTTCTTCTTCAAGTTGTGTTTTACATTCGAAGATGTCTTTCACGTTGAAAAACTTATCCACTCTCGGTTTTACAGCTCCAAGTGCGTATGTTAAACTGCAGATGCAGTGCACTCCAGGTTTCTTTTTACAAGAGCGTTTATACATGGCGTGACCAAATTTTGTAGCAGCAAGAAAACCTACCGCAGATGCGCCCATGACTATTTTCCCAAGCCCGTCACCTTTTGTCTTCTCCTCAAAGAAATCACCAGCCTTGTTGAAAACCTCTTCAAAGTCCTTAAACTTTTCATTGGTAAACACCTTGCTTTCGATCAGTGCTTTATCATTATGTTGGAGTAATTTGTTAAAAACTTCAACAAAATTTTGGTCAACGTGCAGATTAAGGCTGTGTGATTCCAATTGGGCAACCAAGAGTTCTTGCGTGATCGTGTTCCCCTTGTCAAGGGGTCCGTGCGTATTTGGAACTTCACAAGAATCAATTGCAGCATTAAGTGCGTTCAAACGTGACACCATGTTCTCTGTCTCACGATCGTAGAAAGACTTATGCATTTTGGCCAAATGTTTTTCAAAGCTAGGGAATCCCGTGTATGTGACTTTGGTATCGGACCCATTCATTGCATTACATAAGATGAATTTTACGTGTTGTCCTTCTTTAATGAGTGTAGCATTTTTGTTGAAGCATGTTTCACAGCCCAAACCCTTTGGATGGATCAAATGTTCGTCACAATGCAGAAATTTCTTAGATAATTCAGCTCTGACGAGTACGTCCCTTCTCCTCAAGAAAGCATTCTTGGTTTGGAGGGCCGTAGTATCGGGACATGCTTGATTAGAGCACGTAAATAATAATACAGGATGTACAGGTCTTTGCTTCTCATCTATGGACGAAAAATTGCCTTGGTAAAAATTTGGTGATTTGAGTGCTATGAATTCCCCGAACTCTGTGCCGTCCGGGTCTCCCATAGCACAAAAGTCATCATAGAGAAACGCTGGCTGATCTTGAAATCCATCCATGTATTTCGTTCCACTGGCTTTCACAAAAATTGGGTTGTCCGTGATTTTCACATTAACACTTTTAAGCAATGACAATATCAATCTATTGCAGGTATATGATTTTCCTATACCAGGGTCTCCGAACATGTAAACGCTAAATGGTTCTCTGCGAACAAGTGGTCGATCGGCGAATGCCAATAACCTTGCGCACAATTT